TGGCCACTCAATGGCCGTACGAGCGCGCGGCGAGTGGGTGCCAATGGCTTGGCCCCATGACGGCTTGCAGCGCGACAAGGGCGGTTCTGGTGAACAGCTGGCCAAGCAGTACAAGGACCAAGGCTTAAACATGATGCCCAATCGGGCTACGTTCGAAGACGGCAGCAACGGCGTTGAGGCCGGCTTGTCCGAGATGCTGACACGCATGCAGACCATGCGCTTGCGCGTGTTCTCGCACTTGGAAGACTGGTTTGAAGAATTCAGGCTATACCACCGCAAGGATGGCATGGTCGTTAAAATCAGCGATGACTTGATGTCAGCAACGCGGTACGCCATGATGATGCGGCGCTTTGCCAAGACGCAAGAAGAGGCCGAGGGCCGCATGCGTTCTAGCCGCATGGCCCCGACGCTTGAGTTCAACGTATTCGACCCAGTCACTGGGTATTGATTAACCTTAACAGAGGAAACTTTCATGGCTACTATCACACCAACAATCGATCGCGACTCAGTCCCCGGCGTGGTCCTTGCCTCATGGGCTGCCATGGCTACCAACGACGTGGGCGCCGGCGTGCCCATTGCCTATGCAGCTGACCTAACTACCCAAGCGACCGGCACCTTTGGCGGCGGCACGATTACGTGGCAAGGCTCCAACGACAACACCAATTGGAGCTCGCTAACCCAGCGAAGCGGCACCACCGCCATGGCTTTTACGGCGGCTGGAATGGGTACCGCCAACGAAAACCCAGCGTGGGTTCGTCCCGCAGTTACCAGCGGCACCAGCGTTGTAATCAAAGGCGTTGTAGCCATCCACGCACGCTACGCCAAAGCACCTTACTAAGCTGAGGACTAAACCCCATGCACATTCAACCAGAACAAACTGACGACGAGTACGAAGACCCGGAAGAGCTGATGCGCAAGAAGGCTGAGAAGCTGCAGTCCTTCGGCTCTTCGCTTGGCGGCCAGCGTGACGAATGGATTCGTTCGCGCGGCTCCTACGGCGTTGACAAGCGTTGGATTGAGGACGAGGACCAGTACAACGGCAAGGACAACATCAACAAGGCAGCCAGCCAAATGATGACCAGCGTGGAGCAGGGCTACCCTGTGACCACGCAAGGCGCCAAGCCTCACCGCTCAACAGTGTTCATTGGCATGACGCGCCAGAAGACCAATGCTGCCGAGGCCCGCCTTGCAGACATTTTGCTGCCGACAGACGATCGCAACTTTGGCATCCAGCCTACGCCCAGCCCCGAGTTGATGGGCATGAGCAAAGACAACAAAGCGGCCATGGACCAACAGGGCCAGCCAATCATGAGCGAGGACGGGCAGCCAGCGCGCGTGCGTGACGTTGTCAAGGCTGTGCTTGAGATGGCCACCAAGAAGGCCAACGCCATGCAGACCGAGATCGATGATCAGCTGGTTGAATGCAACTACAACGGCGAGTTGCGCAAAGTGATCCATGACTCCGCCGTGCTTGGCACTGGCGTGATCAAGGGCCCAATTGTCACCAACCGCACACGCAAAGCGTGGCAGCCCATGACAGATAACATGGGCCAGACGATCCATCAGATCGAGATCGTGCAAGAGATCAGCCCTGCTTCGTTCCGCGTTGACCCGCGCAACGTTTGGCCAGATCCCGGCTGCGGCGAAAACGTTCACAACGGCAAAGGCCTTTACGAGCGCGAACAGGTCACGGCCAAACAGATCCGCGACCTTGCCAAGCAGCCCGGGTTCTTGAAAAACCAATTGCGCAAAGTGTTGGAAGAGGGGCCTAAGCAGTCCGCCACACTGCGCGAGATGACCGACGAAGACCAGCGCGACATGACCCGCCTGACTTACGAGATGTGGACCTATTGGGGCGAAGTGGACCACGACGACCTTGAATCTGCGGGAGTAAACGTAGGCGAGAAAGATGAGCTTCGCAGCATTAGCGCGTGCGTTGTCATGATCAACAACACCGTGGTCAAGGCGTTTATGAACCCACTGGAAGGCGGCGACATACCTTACGACTTCTTTGTATGGGAGAAAGTTGCTGGCACGATCTGGGGCTACGGCATTCCGTACCTTATGCGCTCACAGCAAAAAGTCTTGAACGCAGCATGGCGCCAGATGATGGACAACGCCGGTGTGTCCAGTGGCCCACAGATCGTCATCAAACCCGGCGCTATCCAACCAGCGGACAAGCAATGGCAGCTATCGTCCCGCAAGATCTGGTACGCAACCGACGACATTGACGACGTGCGCAAAGCTTTCTCGACCTTTGAATTTAATTCACACCAAGCCGAGCTGGCAGGCATCATCAAAATGGCTACCGAGCTGGCAGACGCTGAGACCGGCGTGCCTACAATCATGCAAGGCGAGAAGGGAGCAGCGCCAGACACTGTCGGTGGCATGCAAATGTTGATGAACAGCGCCAACGTGGTTTTGCGCAGGCTCGTCAAACAGTTTGATGACATGATCACCAAGCCCCACATCCGCCGGTACTACGATTACAACATGATGTACAACGAGGACGAAGAGATCAAGGGCGACTTTACAATCGACGCCCGTGGTTCAAGCGCCTTGGTGGTCCGTGACATCCAGAACCAATCGTTCTTAAACCTGCTTGCCGCTGGGGCCAACCCAATCTACGGCATGTACCTTGACACACAAAAGCTATTCGAGAAGGCTTTGCAGGCCCAGCACATCGACCCGGCCGAAGTGTTCAAGCCAGAAGAAGAGATCGAGCAAATCAAAGAAGCACAGAAGCAGGCAGCCGCTCAGGGCCCAGCGCCAGACCCAGCCATGGCTGTGGCTCAAGTCCGCGCACAGGCTGAGATGCAGAAAGTCCAATTGCAAAACCAAGGCGACTTGCAAGAGCTACAGGTGCGCCAGCAGATTGCTGCGCAAGAGGCCGACCTGCACATCATGCAGCTGGAGATGACACGCGAGATCGAGATGCTGAAGCTATCTAACTCGCAGAACATTAGCCTTGAGAAGATCAAGGCCCAATTGGCCGACACCGCTATGAAGGAGCGCAGCCGTAAGGAGCTGTTTGCTGCTGAGCGCGACTTGGCTTTACAGACTGGCTCAGGAATTTAAGGAGAATCTATTATGGCTATAAACGGAATAACGGCTTCAGTACTGGCCAGTAAATACAACAGGGGCGATGCCAAAGACATTCAAAGCTACATTAATTCAGAGGGCATAACGCAAGCCGATGTCAAGTCTTACTTTCCTAATTTTGATCTGAGTAGCTTAAAAGGGATTACCGTGCCAACAACCGCCGCTGCAAAAAGTAACAATACTTTAACGGCTGATGTTGCAACAAATTTGATGCAGCGGTCGATGACAACCGGAGCACCAACTTCAGAGTTTGATAAGTACGGCGGCTACAACGCGGTAGCTGCAAAGTACGCGCAAAGCGGGGGCCAGCTTGATACTTCCGGTATCAGCGCAGCAGACAAGGCTAAGTACGCCAATACCATTGCCAACACCGGTGTCGGTAATTTGTCTTTACTAAAAGATACAAACACACCCTTAACTGCTGCAGGCAGAGCGGCGATGATCGCTAATGGCGTAACCACTATGGACGCGGCCGCTTTAACAAAAGCAAATATCCCATTTCAAAAGAATACGGATGAAAAGTTATCTGATTTGTCTAGCCAATATTCCACGCTGAACAGCAACTATTCTGCGTTAAACACGCAGTTGGCAGCTTTGCAAAAAGCCTACGAGGATTTAGCGAAAAAGAAAACTACCGGGACTACCGGGACCACTGGCTACGTTACTAGCGGCGGCACAACTGTAGACACTGGCGGTACAAACATTGATACCAGCAACGCGGGTGGCGCTACTACTGGGCCGGTCTATGGCCCAGATGGCCGCATGTACAGCTCCGCCGCATCGGCTATTGCTGCCGGCGTGACCAACTACACCCGTACAAAACCCACCGGCATACTTGCGGGCGTTGACACTTTGGGCGCGGGCGGTGGCGGCACAGCGTCCAGAGGCTTTATGTCTGACGCTACCAATAGCGGTAACGTAAACCCCGGTGGTTTAATTACCGGCCAAAGCAAACAGTTGTTTAACCCGGCGATTAACATCAATTTGCCCGGCGGCCTTAAGAACCCTTATAGCGTCTAACCTATGCCAACCCTTGCCAGAGACGTCGACGCGTATCGGCGCGCATTGGCTGCCTACCAGCGAAGGGCTGGCAGCTACAACAGCGGCGTGAATAAGTACAACGCAAGCATCATGCGGGACCCTAGTGGAAACCCCTATGTCTACGGCGGCGCGTACAATCCTCTTGGGCCAGCCAGTGGCCAGTTCTACACGGCCGATCAGGCAACGGGCAAGTTAAGCGGTGCCACTGCGCCAACAGGCTACGCCGGAATGACCGAGATTGCTGAAAGCCCCGGGTACTCAATGGTCAGGCAAAACCCAACGGGCAAAGAGACAAAAATCTTGACCGGGGTAGCTAAGGCTGGCGGGGGCGTTGATGAAAACGGTGTCAAGCAGCCCGAGTATTTTTACGTGGCGGGTGCGCCGGACTCTGAGGGCAATGCAACTCAAAAAGTTATCGACGCCAGTAAAGTTCGCGTGGTTGATCAAAAGGAAGGGGCCGACCAAGGCGAAGGTCTTAGAGCTCCTACGATGTACACGATTGAGTACGACGAGAGCAATTTCTTAGAGAAGCCGGGCGACTGGACAGAAACGTTTGACAAGAAGGCACCGGACCCAACCAAAGCCCAAATTGCCCAAGCTGGCCGGCCGTCACTGGCTCGGCAAGAAGCGGGGCTTATTGGCGAAGTGATTCGCGGCAGCGGGTTAAAGACTGGGTCCAAGGGCCTTGTTCGTAACAGCATGGCCAAGACCAAGGCTGCGCAGGCGGAAGAGGATGAAAACAGCACCACCACTGGCGGAAAGCCCGGCACAAAATACCCAGTTATGGAGCGCTAAAAATGAATAAAGATAACTGTTGCATAAGCGCCACGATCTGTTATAAAATTTCTTTGGGCAAAGTGCGCCCAAAATTTACCGAAGCCAGCCACCGAGCTGGCTTTTTCTATGACTGATTACTCATCAAGCACATGGCATGTTTTGCGCAAGTGGGCAGAGTCCCAGCTTGAGCAGGCCAGAACCAAGAACGACGCTGTCGCCCTCTCCGACAATGAGACAGCTGCGTTGCGCGGTGAGATACGCATGCTAAAAAGATTTCTCGACTTGCCCAATGCGGCAACTCGGGGTGTGGTGGTCGAGCCGGATTAAATCCCGCTTGGCCTTTTTAGTGGGCCGTTGAAAGACGGCCTTTATTTGGAGAGCAAAAAGTGGAAGAAAACCAACTGTCTTCGGAAGAAGCGCAAAACTTATGGGATGAAGAGGCGTCAAAACTGGGTGCCGACGGTGATACGTCCGCATCTGATTCTTTAGCCGCTGCGCCGGAAACGCCGCAGGACCTTGATCTTGAACAAGCGCAAATTGAACCGGAACAGCCGGAAGATCCCCTAGCCGGGCTATCCCCAGCGGTCCGCGCCAAACTGGCACAGATCGATGATTTAGCACAGGCAAATGCTCAACTGCTGCACCATGTCAAAACGACCGAGGGTCGCGTGGCAGCGATGCAACGAGAAGCTCAGCAGGCACGTCAAGCAGCAATGCAAGAAGCGCCTACGCAGACAGCTATCGCCAGCGCCGCCAAGAACCCAGAGAAGTGGGAGCAGCTCAAGCAAGATTTCCCGGAATGGGCGGGAGCGATGGAGGAATACGTCGCATCGAAACTTGAAGTGTCTTCTCAGCAACAAAGTTTGTCACCGGAAGCGGTGGCTCAGTTTGTACAGCAGGAAGTTGCTAACACCAAGGCTGAGATGGGTCGCCTCATGGAAGAAGCACGAATTGAAGGCAAGTACGAAA